TAATAGTTAAAAAATATTTAATTAGTTTTTTTAATGATACTTGGGTAACTAGATTTTTAGGAAAGCCCCCCCTACCCCCCCAAACTAGATTGTTTGAGTAGGTAAGGAAGTCTGACACTTGGTCTAACTTAGTTCCAGTGTAAGCCCCCACAAAGCGGTTGAACATTATCATACAATCCCCACATTTCTAGGATAGTTTTATTTGTGTCCGAGTAATCAAATAACATGTCATGCAGGATTGATCGGGCATTACCCAACCCCCACACTTATTGCATCGTATTGGCTCTTTCATCTGCCCTCTCTAACAATAGATCAACAAACTCTATAAATGGCCTACAATGGCGTTTATTGGTCATATAGAACCTATCCTCAATATTCCTATCTAAATCTTTATAGGTTCTAATAGTCCAATCAGGCTTGCTTGCAGTAGGTATTACAAACATGCCCTTTGTGACCTGACTCACAATTATATACACTAAAGGTTTAATTACCTTTGAATCATAACCATAAACTGTATCCACAATTATTGGGTTATAGGGAAATTCCTCAGCATTTTTAAATGCTCTACTACTGGCTTTAACTTCAATAACCAGGTCATCAACTAACACATCTTTTTCATTCTTGGTTTTATCTAGAATTTCCTCAGATGTTGTAGCAATAGAAAACTCCGGTACTAATACACCTGGCACACCAAAATGCCTAAGTAGATCAGCAACGTAATGGTTATATGCATGACCATCTTCCATTGCTTTGTGGTAGTCAAACCTGTTGTACATTATGGCAACCCTTTATATTCAATGTGATTGACGCATCCACATCCAACACACTTACGCACGCCATTCTCATTGACCATTCTCGGATCATTACAAAATTCACAACACTCATTAAATGGCACTATGTCCAATTCAATCCCTGAATCTGTAAATGTTGCCCTGATACCTGTTGGGTCAATCATTTCCATGTCACCCATTTTTGTTAGCACCTTCCTTGAAATACCACTTGCCGGCACTAGATAAGGTTGCCCAAACCGCTTGACATCCTTTAGGGCATGTGTATCCATAAAAAGGCCTTTGTGTACCTTTGGCTAAGCCCTGTTTGAGAATCATTTGACCGTGCTGACACTGTTGCGCCGGTGGCTCAGATGATCCCAATTCATTTACAACTTCATCCATAGACATTGCAACAGAACTTGGTTCGGACTTTTCTTCAACCTTGTTAGTAGCATCAATTTCAAATTGTTTACGTAACACCCGTTCCATTAATGCAGATTTAGAACCAGGTGATCCATAAATCCTTTTAATGCTTTGTTGGTCTTTAGCCACATCTGTAACAAATTCCTGCTCTAATGCAGGTGATGGTGCAACTGACCAGGTTGATGAACGCTCTTTAGCGGCTAACACTTCTTGCTTTGAAGCAATGCGCTTTGTAGCGGTTTTCATTGCGGCCACTATTGCACGACCCCATGCGCTTGTTTCACAAACCATTAACTCACTGCCGGCGGTCATACCTTTACCTGGGATTTGTTCCCAGGCACATGCAACGCCTGGCCTTATGTCATGTGGGTCACGGTAACAAGCGGCGGTATAAACCACATAAGTTTTACCTGCCACTTCTACAATGTCATAAGGCTTATTAGGATCATAAGGTTGTAATGATGCTTCAGGAAATACCTCTTTCAATTGGGCTATACGTTCAGCCACATCAACATAATCATTCATATTCATTAGTTGTTTTCCTTTTCCCACAGGCTAACAACTTTTTCCATTAGATATTCATTGTCTGCTTCAAGCATTTTTTGACGCATTGCAGGATGACTTCTAACGGTGAATTTTTGTACCTTTACATTGGTTTGCTTTGTATCGGTACTACCGCGCTTATATCCGGTTTTAAAACCTTTGTCATAGCCATTTTCAACGGCCACCATCCATGTAACACCAATCAATAGTGCTACCAGCGTAAACAAACTGATTGTTATCAACCAGCCATATATTTCATAGTTCATATTTCACCACTTCCTTGAACTTGTCTAACCAATATGCTTCAACCATTTTGGCTGATAGCCTTCCTCTGATCTGCTTTGCGCCAATTGATTTTTTAGCGTGTTTGCGTATCAAAGAAGCCTTTACAAAATGCTTACGCTTTTGATCAACATAAGCACCGCTTTCTTTATCGTACTTAACTAATTCCAAACCATCACCTTTTCTAATTCAGCCGGTAAAGCAACCGGATCAACATCATTTACTACCTGATAAATACTGCCGTTTGGATGTATAGATGGTGGCAAGACAACATAACCTTTATGTTTAATATCTATGCCTGGTATTAACTTGCCTTTAAATTGTTTTGTGTTATCGGCAAGATAATAAAAGTGATAGCCGTTATCTGTTTTAACTGTATGGGTATTAGATGTAACGCATGTCCGGCGGTACTGTTCCCATAATGTTCTTGATGCAATGTTGCGCTTATCAAAATCCAGTACAACTAAATTGGATTGTGCAATGGCTAGACCAATATTTAAATTATTGTCCCCATTAAACCATTTCTTAACAATTGATAAATCATCACTTGCATCAAGATAACCGTGCCGTAAAAACTTGCATGGTTCTTTAGATTGTGGTTTTAGCGGTAATACGTACCAACCCTTTTCAATGTAGGCTACGGCGTTCATTATTGTGCCAATTTATTTCTTAAAGATGTGGCCTGATCGGTATTAAAATAATCATGTATAGATGTAACATCTTTCATGCGCTCTTTGCTGTACGCAATTTCATTTTTTACATATTGTTGTGCATCTTCTTTAGTATCAAACCATGTAACTGTTTGATAAGTTAATGCCGGGTTTTTTGTAACAACATAGTATTGGTTACTTAACTCGTTATGCTTGATTGTGTATTTCATAATTAACCCTTCCTGGTCAATTGCGTTTGTAAATGCAATTAAACACTAGGGCACTGACAAATGCAATTACCAGGTACGGCGTTTTTTGTGATCTACCTCACCCGAAGGCTTTACCCATAGCAGTAAATGATCCATCAACATTGAATGGAATCATTTCTACGCTTACATTGCCACGCTTAACATGAATGATGACCGCACCGGCCTGCCATTGGGCGTAGCCTTTGGTATAGGACATCTTTTTCAGGTCACAGGTGTGACCACACTCAACCCCTACTAAAACACGCTCTAATCGGCCATTGAAGGCTTCTGAATGGCAACTGTAGCCCAATCTGTGCGTGTGTCCCGACACTACTGACCGCCCCCAGCGTTTACTAAGATTCAACGCGGTCTGACCGGCTATATTAGATATGACACCTTCATCCCCATGACACAGTACAAAGTTAGTGCCTGGGATTGGAAAAGGCTGTTTTGCATAATGGATGCCTAAATCATCAAAACCCATAAAGTTTGCATATTGTAATTCAGGCAATCCCATAAGCCCTGGGATGCGCTGTAAGGATTTGTATAACCGATCAGAATGATTTGATCTTGATACTACATCTGTTTTTAAATCATAAAGAATATCCTGGCAAGTAGCCCGATCTTCATCCAGGGTTTGCATAAAAGATTCAGCCTTACCATCTGCGAATCTTGAAATAGTATTAAAATCCATTTCATCACCAACATTTAAAATTAAATCAAACTTAAATGCATTGACCAGTTTTTTTAAATTGATGACGGCCTCTGTAAATTGAAATGGGACTTGCAAGTCACTCACCACAAGATAGCGAGCATTAAATGATTTGTCGCGCTTAATCTTCATCCTCATCATCTGTTGGATCAATTCGGGGAATGATCTCACTAGGTTTATGACCTGGATTAATCCAATCCGGCATTGAATCTCCCGGCTCTGTTATTAACCAAAATGCAACATCATGACTAAACCCGGCGGCTTTGGCTGCTCTAAAAATTTCATTCAAAGTAATGTAATGGTTTTCTAATTTGTTTAATGCATCAGCCTTAGCCGGCGTACGCCGTTTACGCTGGGGTGCTTTTCTAGGTTTTTTAGTAGCCATAGTCACCAATTTTAGATCATACTATTCCGCGAATAGCGCGTTCAACGCCTTCTTCAAGACTAATTTTTGGGGTGTAGTAGTCACTCATCATGGTTGGGTCACCCACCCGATAGGCCACACCTGCCGGTTTATCAGTTAATACCTTGAAATTTTTACGATAGGTTTTTTCATGGCCTAGAACCTTTAAGGCTATTGTGGCTAAATCTATAAATGTGCTAGGTCTGCCAGTACATAGATTCACAGTTTGATTGCAATCATTTCTAACCATAGTTATTACCGCATCAACTATGTCATCAATGTGTATAAAATCCCTAGTAGTAGTTGCCTTACCCCAAATATTAAAAGGGTTTGCGTTCATAATGGCGCGTTCAATAATAGATGGAAATGGGTAATCCAAATCTTGATCTGTACCATATCCGCTAAATGGTCTAAGTGTTAATACCTTTGTACCTTCTTCACGCAAATAATTCATTAACATTTCGCCGGTTAATTTTGACCAACCATAAGTCATGTCAGGCTTACCGATCTTATTGAAATTAATATCTTTTTCTTTTAACCGGCGTTTTTTGCTTAGTGTTTGTAGTTCAATTGGATAAGCGGCTGATGATGAGAAGTAAACAAGATAGGGTTGTCTAGTTCTCATTGCCCAGGATGCAAACTCAGCATCAATGGCTAGATCAACCGCTAAGGCTAACGGTTCATTTTCTATAAGCATCCGGCCACCAACCACTGCGGCCAAATGAATTACAAGATCATATTGCTTTTTTTCTAGTTGGAAAAACTTACGGCAATCAACACCTTGTTTTAAATCTACTAAAGTTAAATTAGCATGAGGTAGCGCACGTCTAAAAGCGCGACCAACAAAGCCATGTGATCCAGTTATTAATATGTTCATTTACAAATCCACATCTGAAAATTGTAAACTCCACCTGGGAATTCCAATAAAAAATACTCTACTGGGTTAAACCCGGTATCTATTAACATTTGTTTAACATCTTCATTATCCCAACCCCAATAATGTTCAATGTTATTGGCATCCTTTTCCCCGCATGGTGTACTTACAAATAGATACTTAGTTTTGGCTCTAATCTTTTTTAAAGTGGTTTCAGGATCATCTAAATGTTCTAAAGTTTCTGAACAGATAAACAAATCTACATTAGGCATATCGGCAATGGTCTGATCAATACTGCCTTTAAATTCATATCCGTCAGCAAAATCTCCTATGTATTTTTTATCTGCATCCAGGGCATTAATGATTGTTGCATCACCGGCTGATAAATCTCCAATAGAATGATAAGTGTCAAATGCCTTTAACAATTCTATGCTCTTATTGACCCTTTCAATATGATCGGCAAACTTATTATGTTGATGAGGTGTTGCATAAATTTCGGCTAATTGACTTTCTAAATGTGCTGGTCTAAGTCTAATTTTCATTTTAGTTTGTTTACCAAATCGGCATATTTTTCTGATCTAATGTATTTTTGTAATGTCAATAAATCTTCTTCATACCATTTAGGTTGATTTACCCTGGCATAACCTTCATCCATTTCAGCCTTACCGGCTACTGGATGTAAATGTTCAATAATTACATCAGGTAAATATTTTAATACGCCTAGATCAATACCTAATTGTTTAACGAAGTTATCAAAATAAAGATGTTTACATTTAGGAAATGTCATACCCTCTAATGCATCTACTATGTCCCGTGTCATTACAAATGCAGTAGGTAAATTTTCACCTTGTAATAAATCATTGCCATAAGCAATACCAGTTTGACCCCTTAACGCCTTCTCAAACTCTCTATCCCAATGGAACGTTCTAGGAATGTGATCATCACCCATGAAAACAAACAGGTCATATACAGGATAGCGAGAAATATCAAGCAAACTAACTGCACCGGAATTAAGAGATTTGGCACAACCACCTGTTTCATTATGTGCCGGAATTTGGTAGTAATTGTCATGTTTGTAATACTCATCCCATTTTGGATCGTTGTTATCTATTATTGCATATAAATCTGCATCTGCCTTTGTATCAATAAATGCTTGTGCCAGGCGTAACATGTTTTCAGGCCTGCCCCTAGTCGGTACAACCACGCACATACTCATGGCCATAGGGTAGGGGATCGGGCTGACTTATTTCTTAGATATAAGTATTTGGTATAGCGTGTCTATCTTTTCCTCTATACGCGCAACCCTGCCTTCTAAATTATGGCGGCCATTATTGTCAGGCTTTAACTCACTTAGATAATGCTTAACTAGCCATCTAACAGTTGCTACCAATGCACCTAGTATGGTAATTGTAGATACTGCTAAAGCCGCCCAGTCATTCGCGCTCATTAACTATTTACGCCAAATTGATCATTTTTAGGGTCTAAATAGCGAATTAAAGGTGCGATTACGGCACCTGCTAAAATTGCTAATTCAGGCCGTACATCTGCAACTAAGGCTAATGCTGTTGTAACGGTTGCTACTGCAACGCTTCTTAAATATGACTTAATAATTTCTTTTTTCTTTTTATCTAATTTCATTTTAATCCTAACTGTTTTATTTTTTGTTTTACTTCATGCCTAGTTAATGCTATTTCAAAATGCATTTCATCTTTACGCTTTTTGTAATTGCCGCCCCAACCTAGTCCATATTTAGTTATCAGTAGGTTAATTGTATTACGTTGATCCTTATTAAATGTATTTGACTTGC